CAAAGCTGAGTACACCACTGAGCTTGCTCAGGATCTCAAGGCTGTTCACGGACTTGATGCAGAGACCGAACTTGCTAACATTCTTAGCACCGAAATTCTCGCTGAAATCAACCGCGAACTCGTTCGTACCATCTACTACAACGCAGAGCTAGGTGCGCAGCAGACCGATCTAGCTGCCTATGGAAAGGCATCCTCTGTTGGTGGTCTTTATGACCTCAACACCGACTCTGATGGTCGATGGAGCGCAGAACGCTTCCGTGGTCTCATGTTCCAGATCGAACGTGAAGCCAACACCATCGCTAAGGAAACTCGCCGTGGTAAGGGTAACTTCATCATCTGCTCGTCGGATGTCGCAAGTGCTCTCGCAATGGGTGGCTTCCTTAACATCTCACCTGCCCTCAACAACCAGTTGGATGTTGATGACACTGGTAACACCTTCGCTGGTGTTCTCAACGGTAAGATGAGAGTCTACATTGATCCCTACTCAAGCACATCTGGCTCTGACTTCTGTTGTGTCGGTTATAAGGGTACTAGCCCCTATGATGCTGGTCTGTTCTACTGCCCCTACGTTCCCCTCCAGATGGTGCGTGCGGTTGGTCAAGACACCTTCCAGCCCAAGATCGGGTTCAAGACTCGTTACGGAATGGTCAACAACCCATTCGCACGTAGCGATGGTTCCGGAAGCGTCTTTAATTCGACTGCCGGTGGTAACTACTACTACCGTCTATTCGCTGTCCGCAACCTTCACGGTAACGAAAGCTGATCTTAGATTAGTTCAACTTAAAATAAGCAGCGAGGGTCTTCGGACCCTCGTTGTTTTTTTATAAATACTAATATGAGTACACCAAACCCCAGCAATTATCTTGCGACAAACTTCTTCAAATTGGCGTTTGATAGAGGTGGTGACGATGCAAGTAAAATACCAACTGTAGAATATTTTGCACAGTCAGTGAATCTACCATCACTCACGATATCACCACTAGAGCTACCAGTGGCACAGTTTGGAGTTCCCATTAGAACGCCGGTAGGAAGGTACTTCTACGAGAACATGTCAATTTCATTTCTAGTGGACGAGGAAATGAAGAACTGGATGGAAGTATACGAGTGGATGCGATCATGTGGAAATGCCGAAGATTTCGCAGAATATGCGGGGGATCCAGATTATTCTGATATTTTCACAGATGGCACTTTACTTATCATGGACGCAGGATATAATCCAATGAAGAAAGTTGTGTTTAAGGACATGTTCCCAGTAGGAATCAGTGGGATCCAATTTTCATCAGTGGTCGTAGACACGGAACCAGTTATTGCAACCGCAACTTTCTCTTATACATCGTATTCAATAGAATGAGGAATGAATGATACTTAATGAACTCTATGATATGGTAAACAAAGATCTAGAGATTGACAAAACAGAACTCGACATCGAGTCCCTCAGAACCCCACAAATTCATAACAAATACCTAATCCTCCACAGCAAAGAAAAGCTCAAGTTGGAGCATCTGTTATCTGAAAAGAAAGTCAAGAGACGTAATAAATGGCTTTACTACACAGGTAAGATGTCACAGGAGGAGCTTGACAGACATGGTTGGGAGCCTTTCGATCTGGTGATCCTCAAGACCGAAGTGGATCGGTTTGTTGAATCTGATGAGGAAATGATCAAGCTGAGTGCAAAGATCACCCTTCAACAAGAAGTTGTCAGCTATCTGGAGAGTGTCGTAAAAATGATCTCCAACCGACAGTGGAATATCAGAGCAGCCCTCGACTGGATCAAGTTCACACAGGGGGCATAAATAATGTGTGACTCAGATAAATGTACATAAGTTAGATTCCGTCAATATGAAAATTGATTGTGACGACTCGATTGCAAAGGAACTCAATCAGTTCTTTACCTTCGAAGTACCTAACTATCAGTACACCCCAGCATATAAAAATAAGAAATGGGACGGTATGATCCGTCTGTTTAACTTATATTCACGCAGACTGTATATCGGTCTGATGGATTATCTGATACAGTTTGCAAAAGATAGAAACTACACGATTGATCAAGATTTTGATAACACAGTAGAACTGGAACCGGATGAAGTCGAGAGGTTCATAGCCTCTCTCAACCTAAAGATAACTCCCTATGATTACCAGATTGATGCAATAAAGCACGCCATCAAGAATCAAAGATCACTACTTCTCTCCCCCACAGGAAGTGGTAAATCCCTGATAATTTATTGTCTGGTTCGGTACTGTCTAGAGCAAATCCAAGAGGACGAGAAGATTTTGATCGTGGTCCCAACCACTGGTCTGGTCTCTCAGATGTACAACGACTTCCGTGACTATGCAGGTAAGGAATGGAAAGTCGAAAAGAACTGTCACACAATCTTCTCCGGTCAGGACAAGACTACACCGAAGCAGGTCGTGATATCCACTTGGCAGAGCATCTATAAAATGCCTCCAGAATACTTCGAGCAGTATAAGATGGTGGTCGGAGATGAGTGTCATCTGTTCAAGGCAAAGTCACTCACATCTCTCATGTCCAAGATGGTGAACGCAGAGTTCCGTATCGGAACGACAGGCACACTCGATGGAACACAGGTCCACAAACTCGTGATCGAAGGTCTGTTCGGTAGAGTCCACAAAGTAACGACCACAAAGAATCTTATGGAAAAGGAAGTTCTATCGAACCTTGCAATTGACTGTCTGGTTCTAGAATATAAGCCAGAGGAAATTGATCAGATCAAACGAGCAAAATACATCGATGAGCTAAAATGGATAGTTGCACACGAGAGGCGAAATAAGTTCATATCCAAGCTCGCAAAATCGGTAAAGGGGAATACCCTCGTGCTCTTTAATTATGTTGATTTACATGGCAAACCGTTGTATAATCTTATCAGTGAAATGTGTCCTGATAAGAAAGTATTCATGATTTACGGTGGTACGGACGTGGAACAGAGAGAGGAAATTCGACAGATCGTAGATAAAGAAGATAACGCTATTCTGGTCGCCTCCTACGGTACATGCTCGACAGGAATCAATATCAAAAACATTCACAATATTATTTTTACATCACCGTCTAAATCTGTCATTCGTGTCTTGCAGTCCATAGGAAGGGGTCTGAGACGCTCAGATAGCAAAGATAGCATGAAGCTCTATGATCTAGCAGATAATTTATCACATAAAAAGTACAGAAACCATACTATGCGACATCTTGATGCTAGAATCAAAATATATAATAAGGAACATTTCGATTATAAGTTAATTTCGATGAAAATCTAAGGAGACAATATGAGTTCGTCCTACCGTGTCCTAAAATTACAAAGCGGCGAAGAGATCATCGCCAAAATAAAAGGGAAAGAAGGGGAGAAAATTATTCTCGAAAATCCCATGATCTTCACCACACAACTTCGAAGCACCCCATTTGGTCAGACTCAGGAAATAACTTTTCTGAAAGACTGGCTCGCAAACATTAAAAAAGATACTGTGAAGATACCAGAAAATTTCATCGTAACATGGAATGCACCCACAAGTGACGTATCTAAACTGTATGATGCAGAAAGAAAAAATAAGTCCATGGGAGACTCTCGGAAAACTCTCAAAGATCAGGATCAAAAAAATCCCATGGACAAGATCCTAGAGGATTTGAAAAAACTCGAACAACAAATTGATGAGAGTGAAAAGTCAATGGAAGACCAAGACATGCAGACTCCTTTCCCTCATTTTCCAATCGACACCCCAAACAATTCAATTTTTATGAGCATGATGTTACCACCAGATTTCATTAAAAATCTGATCGATGAAGGCTATTTGGACATGGATGACATCGACTTCCCTGAAAATGATATTGGCGATTTCTACGAGGAAATCAATGATCATCAATATACAGGTGAAGATGTGGACGACCCGGATTATGGAAATCGTTGGACTGATTGGAATCCCGATCCTCTCTCGGATGAGTACGGAGATGAAGGTCTTTAAGTATTCTTATAGTATTCCTTTTCACCCCTTACACAGGGGATTTTAAAGGGTGTTTGGAATTTGTCAATAAAAAACTTGTAAATATTTTTTATGGGTGTATATTATGTGAAAAGGTAGAACAAATGGGTAAAAAGAACCACTATATTGATAACAAAGAATTTTTTAAAGCCATGTGTGAGTGGAAAGACGCTCTAAATGAGGCAGAGGATGCAGGAGATCCAAAACCCCCAGTGTCGAATTATATTGGTAAATGTTTCATTGACATAGCTGAACATCTTGCACAGAAACCAAACTTTACAAACTATCCGTATAAAGATGAAATGATTAATGATTCGATTGAAAACTGTATCATGTATGCCCACAATTTCAATCCAGAAAAGTCTAAGAATCCTTTCTCATACTTTACGCAGATAATTTATTATGCCTTTCTCCGAAGGATAGAGAAAGAGAAAAAGCAAAACTTTATCAAGTTTAAGTTAGCTGAAATGAAAGATGATGGCACTATGAGTCTTTGGTATAAAGAGAATTATTTTGATCGAGACACGATGAAAGATGCCATGAAAGAACACTTTAACTTGTCTGAAGAGGATTTGAAAAGAATGCAACCTAAGA